TGCCATGTCTGAGAAGTTTGTATTTATTGCGACTTGATTCATATATAGTCTCCTTTTCTACTTTACGAATTTATAGTTTTATCATGCAACGTCTTTTGTGTCAAGCCAATTGTCACCAATTTTTGCTTCTAATAATAATGGTACATTAAAATCTATGTTCCACTTCTTATTGACCAACGATGTTAGCATTTCATTAGTTCTGTTTATTACCTTGAGTACCTTTGCTGTTTCATCTGGATGCACATCAATCACGATACTGTCATGTACTGTGTTTACAATACAAGACCACATCTGGTTTACACCCATTAGCTTATCTATGTATATCAGAGATATAGGTACAATGTCAGCAGTGGCAAACGATTGGACAGGATAATTTTTAATCTGTGTGAAATATGTCACACCACCAAAGCGTCTACGTTGTACATCAGGGAACGCAAACTCACGACCAGATGGTGTACGTATCTTGCCAGTGTTCAGTGCTTCCTTGGCGAGAGCCTCATGCCACTTGCCTATGCCACTGTATTTCTTAGTGAACTGCTTGTAGTATGCAGCCTCTGCTTTTGTACGTCCAAACCCACTAGCACCATACAAAGGTGCAAAGGTATGTGACTTAGCATCCTGACGTGAGATAGGTTGCCCTGCATCAGAGATAACTTTAGCTGTATAACTATGTACGTCAAAGCCAGTAGCCACCTCATCAAGTGCAGTCTGGTCTTGTGATAGGAATGCAGCAACACGAAACTCCAACTGTGCAAAGTCAGCTTCCATAATCTGCCCACCCTTCCATCGTGACTTGAACACACGCTTCACTGGAAATGTACCACCACGTGGCATGTTCTGCATGTTTGGGTCTGCACCTGACAGTCTGCCTGTACCTGTGCGGTGCTGTAATAATCGTACATGTAGCTTACCATCTAGCTTGGTGTGTGTGGCAATGCCATCAACAAAGCTACTGAGGTAAGTCTCTACGGCACTCAGTCTACGCACACTCTGTAGGAATGTCTCAGCTTCTGTCATACCCTTACTACGTGCAATGCCCTCAAGAAATACAAGGCTGTCTTTACTTGTAGAGAAACCACTGTGGCTCACCCACTTAGCTGTGGGTGGAAAGAACTTCAGCCCTGCTACGACAGTTGAGTTGACGTAGGTAAAGCCACTGGCATCACAGGTAGTACACTTATTGGTACGTGCAAATGGTGTTCCATCTTTCTTTGTCTTACGCACTTGGCCTGTACCATTGCATGAACTGCACTGCTTGGCTTTCTGTTTGTATAACACATCACTGCTGTTACGTACCTGATACTTGTAGTCTTGATCATCCATACGCTCCTCAAACAACTCTGCCCAGAACTTCTTGTCCTTGGGCTTACGACTGTACACAACCCATGACAACTGCTCTGTGCTTGCCAGATTGATTGGACGATCACCCATCAGGTCACGCACCTGATCTTTTAGATCGTGTATAAGTTGACCACGCTCCTGCTCAAACTCTTTATGCACATTCTCTAGTTCATCAAGGTCAACGGCAAATCCACGTTGGTATATCTTAGCTAGGTGTACAGCCAGTTGGTTGGTCAGCTTGACAGTATCCTGCAATGGCATGTGTTCTTCATACACACGTAGCTTTATATCAATGTGGTTATACAACTCTTGTGTTGCATGTAGGTCTGCTGACAGATACTCAGACAACTCTGTGTGGTTCATGTCACGTACCGTATTACCTGCATTCAGCCAAGCTTTCAGTGTGTCTTGCTTCTTTGTGTCTAGCTCATACCGTTCTGCACATGCTTCAAGTGACAGAGGTTCTTTCTGTCCACGTTGTAGTATGTACTCACCTAACATGGTATCAAAGATTTCACCCTCATAGGTAAAGCCTGACTCCCATAGCCACACTAGATCGTGTGCGGCATTGTGCATAATAAGAAGGGAAGCCTCGTCCAGTTTATATTGAACGATGGCTCTCCCCTCTGTGGTGGGTTGTTGCTCTGCGTGATCGAATGTTACAAGGTCTTCGCTACCAAGATCATCTAGCATACCCACCATAACTAATGTATTCATCGGTTCGAAAGGGTCAAGGTGTAGCTTGCCGTTTCGCTTTGTTACTGTGTTCTCTACGTCAAGGGTCAGTTTCATTGTGTCTCCTAATAGTCGGCTGTTATGGTTTCATGTGTTGCATCTACTACTAACTCATTTGAGTAGTAATCGTCAAGCGATTTCTCAAATTCTTTTTTGTTAGCGAACTCAGCCATAGCTTGTGTGGCTTCTTTCAAAGTTAACTTGTGGCGTTGCATTGCCCCAAGCAATTCTACTTCTTCTATAAGTGTCTTACTCACCATTGTTTATCTCCTCTCGTTCCATTGCTCTTCTGCGTTCATCATCATCAAATGATCTTATTGTGGGTACAGTTTTATTTGTATTAAAGTCCACGATAATACCAGTGTTCCATTTAGCACACTCATCTTCTGCATCCTTTAAGTTATCAAATAACTTGGGCTTGGGATAGTTTACAAACCCATGTGTATTCTCTGGCACATACATGATGTCACCATCCACATCTATCACTACCGCTAGTCTCATCCCTCTCTCCTTCTCTGTAGTTCATACTCAGCTACACAAATAATGTTTGTAACTGGATCATTAAAACCTGCTATTGCAATCACTTCTACTGCAAGTGTACTCGCATTGTTAGCATCGGTGACGTACTCCACACATGCATTCTCATACTCGAATGTTTTGTATGGTATAATAAATGGATCACCCATGTATACAGTAACGAGTATTACCCAGTTCATAGGCACTCACCTAATGCTTTCCACGACCAAGGAAAAGCTTTTATCATTACCTTCTGTATCTGCGTAGCTACCTCACGTGTTTCCTGTTGGCTATCTTCCTTGAGGCGTAGGCTACACATCTTTGCAAATGCATACAGGCTACCTGACCAGTACCACTCAGTCATCGTGGACTGTGGCAATACCATACGTGCTTGCTCTGGTGCTACACCTGCTTCAATCAAATCTTTGTACAGCTTACGTTGCCACTCATTACCCTCTATTAATGCATCAAGTAAGAAGCCATCACTAGAAGGATATTTTAAATCAACCTCACCTTCACTGCCTTGCTTCTTATCTTCACTACGTCCACGCCATACATCATTTGATGGGTAGTATAACTCAGGATCACTATCTACATAGCGTCTACTTATCTCATTCCAAGGCATGTACTCATGCTTCTGTAGCTGTCGTGCCACAAAGATAGGAGCCTTAACATGGAACGTAGCAAAGGCATGGTTGAATGGTGACTTGTGTTGGTGCTTGGCTAGATAACGTATCAGCTTTACATCCTTTGGTTTCATTTCCCACTTACCCTTTATCATGTCAACACATTCATACTTAGATGTCTTGCCAAACGATACACGTGCAGCATTCACTACTGTCAAGTCATCGCCCATGTGGGATACGTATGTTACTTCGATCATGCTACATACCTCGCTATCTTGTACTCAAGATCAGTGTGTACAATACCATGCCACCCAGATAGTTTGTTCTTCACTACATTGATGTGGCGTTGGTTGTCCTCTTCCTCTTGCCCTTCTACTGTAGGGTTCTTGGAAATCATAATCATCAGGTCAGCCTCTGCTGCCTTACCAGTACGTGACCCTTCCATCATGGCTTGGTTGAGTACTACCTTACCCTCTGCCTCTGCTGATAGCTGAGACATGTAGAACATGGCACACTCATGCTGCTTGGCTATCTGTCTTGCATGTACCGCATTCGCTTTGAGTGCTTCGTCAGGACGTGAGAAGCCACCCATCTTTGCAAACTTATCACCCATGTCCAGTATCACAATGTCAGGCTTGTATGACTTACACACAGACTCAACCCAGTTCATGTCACGCCCTGTCGCATCCTTGAACATGACGTTCTTACGTATCTGATCGAACACTTCCATAGCCCTGTGCTTGTTCTTACTAATTTCGAACTTGTCCATGCCTGTGGCGGCTGTAATGTACCTGTGAGCTACCCTGTGATAGCCCTCTTCGTTACATAATATGATACACTTAGC